GGGGTATTACAATCAGTTAATAAACAAAACAAGTTGGGGGAGCTTTATGCTCCCCTGACATTGGATAAAAAATGTTAGTAAATGTAAATAAAACAGGTAGTACAAAAAGGATGATTCTTAAAAAAAAGAAAAAGAAATCCATGTTTAAATCAGTAATAGATGCTTTAAAGAAACCTTTAAAAATTAAATGACACAAAAACAATTAATAGAAACGGTTAAACAGCATCATCCAAATTTAGGAGAAACACAAATACGTATTTTTCTTCAAAAAGCATTGGATGAGTTTTGTAGAAAAACCAGACTACTTACTGGTACAGCGACTACAAATACTTCTGCAGGTGTACGGTATTATAGTTTAACAAGTATTGATCCTACTATATCTGAAATAACACGAGTGGATTACGATGGTTATGAAATAAAACGATTAGTTGGTAAACCAGAAAAAGCGGATTTAACATGAGTGTAGATGCAAGAAGAAGTGCTTTAAAAAACGTTTGGTGGATTGATAGAGATCAGTTAGGAATTGCAAAAACATCTGATACAGATACAAGCACAGATTATATCTCTCCTAGCGAAGCAAAAGAATTAACATTGTATTTTGTCAAATTAGACGAAGATTTTGTAAGAACTACAGGTGGGGATGGTTCAGGTGGAATTAGAATGGATGAATCTCCTGCAATACCTTCAGAATTTCATGATGCTTTAGCTACGTATGCTATTGCTAAAGGATATGAGCTAAATCCTCAAACATTACAAGTAGCTCAATATTTTAATAACCAATGGGAAATGTGTATACGAGAAGGCAAGAAATTTGCAAATAAACGCAAAGATGGTTCTGGGTATCACATAAGGCAATACGATTTCTAATGTCATTTAAAACAAAAATAGAAGATTTAATAGGTTCAGTTGGGGACGATACATTAATTACAACCTCTATTCAAGATATTGGAAGGGAAATTGTTCAAGTATTGCCAATTAAAGATTTATTAAAAATATCAAAAACGGCAGATGTAACCTCTTCTGGCTTAACAGTTAGAGATAAAAAAATACTAGGAGTAGATAAAGATGATTTAGTCGCTAGAGAAATTCCTCCTACAAGCAAAGCAAAATTTAAAGATGATAGTTCAATATATGCTGGTAGCGATACAGATCCAGTTTATTACATAGAAGGTGCAAAAATATATATTATTGGATTATCAAGTAACAATGAAACATCTGGTGTGTTGCATTATGTTCCTAATGTACCTACATCAGATGGTAGTACTGCTATTGTACAAAGTGATAGTTCAGCTATTAATTTTCCAGAAGAAGCAGTAAGTTTAATTGTATTAGGTGCATCTGTGCGATGTTTGCAAAGATTGATGGCCGATAAAACATCTAGTTTGCCTACAGATATATCAGAGCCAAATTTACCTGTATCACCAGCAACTCCATCTGCACCATCTTTTACCTATAGCAATGCAAGTGTAAACGACATGGTGCAATCATTGGTTGCAGTAAGTGATATGGCAGCTTTAACTCAATCAGCACCTGTTTATAACCCTCCATCAATAACACTTGAAAATGCACCAACTATATCTAATTTAACGATAACAGCAAGTACTCCTGTTCCACCAGTATTAACAACAAATTCTGTTACGTTTAATGAAACTGCACCAGTATACAGTCCTCCTGTTGCAACTCCTTCATTTACTACAGTAGATACATTTATATCTACAGATGAAGATGTTGAATTAGCTAGTGCAAAAATACAGGAGATTAATGCTCAAATAGCAGAATATCAGGCAAATATACAAAATCAATTAAATGTATTTAATGATGCCAATATTGAATATCAGGCATTGTTTCAAAAGGCTTTTAAGAATGCTGATTTGTCACAGGTAGATGACTCTCAAGCTGTACAAAAATATCAAGCAGAATTGCAATCGTATCAAGCTCAAATTGCTAAAGAAGTGCAAGAGTATCAACAAAATTTGGAAGGGGATTTAAGAGTTTGGCAGATGGAAAGACAAACTGATATTCAAAAGTATAGTGCTGAAATTCAAGATGCTTTAAATGTTTTTAATAAAAATAATGTTGTTTATCAAGAAGACATACAACGTAAACAGCAAGAGTTTCAAAAAAATATTCAAGTAGCTATTCAGAATGTGCAACAAGAGTTTAATGCACGTAAATCAAATTTAGATAAAGACGTTCAGTTAAATCTGCAAAATGCTATGAATAATTTTCAAAAAGATGTTCAAGAGTATAGATCTACGTTAGATAAATACTCTGCAGAAGTTCAAGATTATCAAGCTGAAGTAGCATCTATTCTGCAAAAATTTAGTTCTGATGTTCAAAATTATAATGCAAAAATACAAAAGCAAAATATTGATTATCAGTGGAAGCAAAGTCAGTATAATCAGTTAAAAGCTGAATACAATCAAGGTTTACAATTATTAATGCGTGGTGATATGCCACAGCAACAAGGAGGTTAAGTATGGCAGATACCGCAAGAGGAGCAGTCTCAATGACTCCAGTCGTTACTGTAACTGCTGATTCCGATTCTGATTCAGTAGATGTAATTCATCATCAAATAAAACAAACTTTAGGTGGAAAGTTAGAATATACAAAAGCAGATGCTAATGATAAATGGGTGTATAGTGCATCACGAGATATTACAGGAACAAGTGCTGATTTAATAGCAAGTGGAACATCTTATACAGATTCTGGAACAACACTTGTTGGAGATCATATCAAATATTTATTTTTAAAAAATAGTGGAACTACAGATGGTTCTACCGCTACTTCAGCTAAAGTATATATATGTTTAGATGCTGGAGATGCAGCATCAGTAGGAGATGTTTTAGAAATTGGTGCAGGTGAAGCTATTAATTTAAAATTTAAAGATGGATTAGATTGCGGTGATGTGCATGTTGCAACTTCAACAGGAACTGTTAGATGCACAATTGTAGCAATTTTAGATGACGTATCATAAAAAATTTTAATCAACATGCCCATGAGAATAGTCAAGCTCGGTAAGGCATAAGAAGGAGAAACAAGATGGCTGGAGGAAAACAAAAATATACAGTAGTAGAAGCAGGTAATATTGGTGCAGGACAAGTAGGATCTATGTTTATAGATACAACGGCTGCAGCAAGTCCCCCAACAGATTCTGTATTCGTAGCAATTACATTTTTAGAAGATTCTGTATTTGATGCTAGTGGTGGTTTAGTAGCAGAGGATTCAGATTTATATCCAAATACACAAGCAGCAGCACATGATGAATCAGATGGATCTGAAACTATTTCACAAGGATCAGGTGGTGCTCAAATAGATGCAAGTAATACATTCCCACAAGGTTTAACTATTTTTGGAAGATGGACAGAAATAGACCTTACCTCTGGAACAGTAATAGCTTACATAGGTTAATATGAAATTAGGTATATCAGTAGCTATTACAAGTATCGCAACTGCAACTGCAGCTATTGCAGGTAAGGTAAGAGATCTTTGGGGTAGCATAACTGATTTATGGCAAAACGAACATCGCAAATGGGAAGATATTATATAAAGGATTTATTATGGCAAGTTTAACAGGATCAACGATAGCGAGTAGCTACAAAGATTTATTACAAGTTTCAAATTCAAATAGCGGAATAGATGGTACTGCAAGAGTTGTATCAGATGGAGAAGATACAGCATCAAAATTATTTTTGGATACAAACAGAGTTGGAGTAGGAATTGCACCGACAGAAGGTACTTTTCATGTGCATACTGCTACTGCTGATGGAGGAGGTGAGACTGCTACTGCCGATGGAGCGGCTGATGATTTAGTAGTTGAAAATAGTGGTGCTGGTGGTATTACTATTCTTACTCCAAATAATGCTTTAGGACAGTTGGCATTTGGTAGTCCAGCGGATGCTTATGGAGCTTTTATAGGTTGGAAGGCAGATGATAATCAGATGACGATTGCAACTGCAAATGCTGGAGATAGTATTGTAATGCAGACAGCAAATAAAGTTACTGCACTAACTATAGACTCAAGCCAACACGTTGGTATTGGAGGATCGCCATCAAGAAGATTAGAAAGTATTAATACGAATGCTGGTGCAGATACTCTTTTATTTCAATTAAGAAACAATAGCTCTGATGCAAGTACATCATCTAGTTTACGATTTGTAAATTCTACAAGTGGAACATCTTCTGCTGGTGGAGCAGAAATTTCAGCTATAAGAAATGCTAATGATGGTGGCTCATTAACAATTAAAACTGCTCAAGATTCATCTGCAACTTTAACTACTGCCCTTACCATAGACTCGGGTCAAAAAATTGGTATTGGAACTGCAAGTCCTACTGCATTGCTTCATGTACAACAAGCATCAGGCTCAGATACAGATTTTACAAATTCTAATAATCCAGAAGCTCATCATGGTATA